TCCTGTGGCTACGCCCGCACCTGCCCCTGTGGCTTCCCTCGTTTCCGGCGAGCCAGCTGTCAAAGACGGAGAGGGCGGTACGCCTGAAGGCGAAGCTGCCGAGCCCCTCACTGCAGAATCATTTACATTTCCCGAGGGTGTGGAGCCCGACGCAGGATCCGTCGCCTCCTTCCTCGAGATCATGAACGCGCCAGACCTGTCCCGTGCAGAGTTGGCGCAGAAGTTGGTTGACTACCAAGTCACCTCCCAAACGACAGCGAACGAGGCGGCTGAAGCAGCCGCGACTTCGATGTGGGATGAGGCGCAAAGTCAGTGGCAAAAAGACGCATCGGCGCTCCCAGAGATTGGCGGCGCTGCATTGCCTCAAACCCTTGCCACGATTAAGAAAGGGCTCACCGCAGCAGGCGCGACTCCCGAGACGTTCCAAGCCCTTGATCTAACCGGCGCAGGGAACCACCCTGAAATGGTTAAGATTTTGCACTCACTTACCAAACGGTACGCGGAGCAGGCCCCAGTTGCCGGTTCCCCTCCGGAGGGTAAACTTTCACAAGCCGACCGCATGTTTGCGGGACGGGCAGATTAGGAGACTAACTCATGGCGACTCTAGCCGTAACTAACCCCACGTTGCTGGACGTGACCAAAGCGATGGCCCCAGACGGGTCTATCGACACGGTTGCTGAAATCCTCAACCAAACGCAGGAAATGCTCGACGACATTACGATGATCGAGGGCAACCTACCCACGGGCCACCGGACCACTGTCCGCACCGGTATCCCACTCCCCACTTGGCGCCAGCTCTACGGCGGCGTACAGCCTACGAAATCCACTCGCGTCCAGATCACGGACTCGTGCGGTATGCTCGAGGCGTATGCGGAGATCGACAAAGCACTCGCCGACCTCAACGGAAACACGAACGAGTTCCGGCTGAGTGAGGATCGCGCCTTTATTGAGGGCATGGCCCAGACCGCTGCGCAGACAATGTTCCAAGGTAACGAGGCGCTGAACCCTGAACGGTTCACCGGCTTTGACGCTCGGTTCAATGACATGGGCGCGGACAACGCGGACAACATCATCGACGCAGGTGGCACTGGCAATGACAACGCCTCCATGTGGCTCGTCGGTTGGGGTCCGAACACTGTCCACGGCATCTATCCCAAGGGCAGCCAAGCTGGTTTGGCGATGTCCGACAAAGGCCAAGTGACGCTTGAAAACGTCGATGGCGCTGGCGGCCGGATGGAAGCCTACCGCACCCACTACCGTTGGGACCTCGGGTTGACAGTTCGTGACTGGCGCTACGTTGTACGCATTGCGAACATCGACCGCAGTGCGCTGACAGCCGACGCCGCCTCTGGCGCGAACTTGCCGAACCTCATGTTCGAGGCTGAGCAGCGCGTACCTAACCTTGGCGGAGCTCGCTTCGCTTGGTACTCGGACCGCAATCTGGCGACGAAAGTCATGCAGCAAAGCGCTGCTGGCACCAAGAACTCCACCCTTACTTGGGAGGACGTAGGCGGGCGTCGCACTCTGATGACACCCACTGGCCTGCCTTTGCGCCGCGTTGACGCACTTGCTTCAGACGAAGCACGGGTAGTCTAAACGACTGAGGGGCTGGCAATAACGCCGGCCCCTCAGCATTGTCTCTGAAAGGACGAGAAATGATTATTGACAAACTTACGCGGTTCTGTGATAAGACTGCGATGAACACCGGAGCCGCAGGTTCTTACCTGATCGGCGACGTTATCGACCTCGAGGATGCACGGGATATTGGGCAGGGATACCCGCTCTACCTCGTCATCAACGTGGCGACCACAGCCACTGGCGGAGCCGGCGCAACCGCGCAGTTCAAACTGGTGTCGGATGCTCAAGCCGCTATCACTCCGGGTAGTGCAACGGAGCATCTTACGACTCCCGCCAAGGCCGTGGCCGATTTGACTGCAGGCACGAACCTCGCCAAAGTCGTCATCCCTATGGAGGGTAACGAGTATGAGCGTTACGTAGGCTTGGTCCAGGTTACTGGCACAGCCGCTTTCACCGCTGGTGTGGTCGATGCGTTCCTGACGCTGAACCCTGCCGGTTGGAAAGCCGTGCCTGAGGGAGCTAACTAATGGAGGAGGAAAATAAGGTCGTGAAAACTGAAACCGCAACGCCCTCGGTGAAGTATTATAAACTTCGCCGCAGGTTCTGGAACGGGAATGTGGAGTTTCCTGTAGGGCATATCGAACCCTTTGTCGAAGGCACGCAGCCTAAGTCGGCGATCGAAGTCAAGGAGCCTGAGTTGGTTGAGGAAACCGACGAGGACGCTGAGACTAAAGCGAAGCCTAAGAATGTGAAGGGTAAATAAAATGGCTGAGAGCGTCACATCAATTTGGAATATGGCGCTCTCGGCAGCCGGAGCGCGCGGAACCGTCTCGGATGAAAACACTAAGGGCCGCGAGGCTGACCTGTGCCGCGTGTGGTATCCGCAGATAAGGGATTTGGTTTTGAAATCCGCGAGCTGGCCATGCGCCCGGAGCTACGCGCGACTTGCGCAGGTGGCCGAGTACTCCGACGCAGCGCTTTGGACACCGTCCGACCCGGCGCCTAGCTGGCGTTTCGCTTACGCTGAGCCGAGTGACATGCTTGCTCCACGTTACCTTACGAGTTTTGCTCGCTTTGAGCGTGCCCGCTTCGACAACAAACCCTGCATCATGGCGAACGAGGATCAAGCAATCCTCCATTACAGTGCCCTAGTCACCGACGTAACTCGCTGGGACACGGGCCTCGCCCACTCCGTTATCTTCGGGCTGGCCGCAGCCATCACCCTGCCCCTATCTGGCAAGCGGACGCTGTCCAACGACAATAAGGACAAAGCAACTGAAGCCATCCTTCTCGCGCAAACGGAAGTTGCCAACGAGTCTGACAGCCATTACGATGCGTTGCCTAGCTGGATTGCGGCTCGCGGCTACTCCGGGCCTCCCGAGCGCACAAAGTTCTTTTGGCCCTACGAGTCACTTACAGGAGCGGGCTTCTAATGACTATTCCTAAACCAGTCTACGGCTTCGTAACGGGCGAAGTGAGCGACGAGTTCTTCGGGCGCACCGACCTGACTAAGTTTGAGTTGGGCGTGGCCGAGGCATATAACTTCTACGTTGACTACCGAGGTGGGCTGGTCTTCCGTGGCGGGCATGAGTTTATTGCACCTGTTGTCGGCCCAGTAAAGCTGTTCAAATTCGGGGCGCTGGACGACGACTATGTAATTATGCTGGGCGACCAGTACATGAGATTTGTACGATCGGGCGGATACCTGCTCGAGGATGCAAAAACAATCACGGCCCTGACTGCGGCAGCTACTGGCGTAGCGACTGTCGCTGCACATGGATACAGCACAGGGGACTTGGTATATCTCTCGGGGGTAGTTGGCCCGATTGAGTTAAACCAGCGTTACTTTGAGGTCGGGGCCGTGACCACGAATACACTCAAGCTGCACAGCGCCAGCCCTGAGGCGCGGCCTATCGACACTACAGGTTTCGACGCTTACGTGAGTGGCGGTACTTTGGCGAAAGTGGTAACACTAACAACTCCCTACCAGATCAACGATTTAGCGGATATTAAAGCAACGCAGCGCCGTAGTGTGGAAATGCGATTTACCTCACTGAAGTTTCCTCGGCACCAGCTCATCTACACCAATGACACAACGTGGACGCTGACAGAGATGATTACCGCACCGAGCATTGCGGCCCCGACTAACCTCTCCCTTACTCCATCTGCGGCGGGAGATGCTGGCGTAGCCTTCGCCGTAACCGCAGTTATTGACGATGTGGAAGGCCAGCCCTCCGAGTATGAAATCAACCGCCTTTCCATTAACTATGTGAGCGGTACAGCTGGTTCAATGCAGGTGTCGTGGGACTCCGTAACTGGCGCGCAGTCGTACAATGTATACCGGTCTCTACTAGTTCCTAAAGGCGCGGACATAACTTCGGCGCAGGAGCTCGGCTACCTCGGCCGNGCTTTCGGTCCCGTATTTACTGACAACAACATTACTCCTGACTTCACGAAAACGCCGCCCCAGTTCTTTAACCCTTTTGCCAACGGTCCGCTCACCTATATTCAGGTGACTAACGGAGGCTCAGGCTACACTTCCGCAACTGCGACAGTAAACGTGTCTGGTGGTGGCGGTAGTGGCTTCAGCGGCTATCCGATAGTTTCCGGCGAGGCAATCATCGCGGTCGTGATAACCAATTCCGGCAGTGGTTACTCCTCCCCGTCCGTTTCGTTCTCCGGAGGCACG